AGCCTTGGGGGTGACGTGGAACTGCAGAGCGTCGGACTTCTTGTTCAGGATGAACACGTCCTCGAAAGACTCTTCGTAGTAGATGTACTTGCCCTCGGTGACGGCGGAGGGAGGATCGAGCTGGGAGAACTGGTAGGACACGGGGGTAATGACCGCAGAGGGATGCACCAGCAGCATATTGATCTGCAGGGCATCGGCAGCGACGGCCCAACCGGCAGTGAAGGTGTAAGCGGTTTTCATCAGGGTTGCAGGAACGCCGATGATCTCCACTTCCTCAATGCGGGAAACGGTGCGGTCGATAGCGGACTTCTTACCCTGAACGTCGAAGTTACGGGCAATGCCGGTGGCCTGCTTCAGCAGGGTCTTGACCTCGTTGGTGCAGTACAGGATACGACCGTTGGCGGGGACGCGGGCGTTGTCCATCTTCAGCATCAGGGCATCGAACTCAGCCAGAACGTTAGCTGCGGTCAGTGCGGTGGTAGCTGCGGTGTGGTTCTGAGCCAGCCACAGCTTGTACAGGGTGGAGATGCAGTAAGCATCCATTTCGGGGAACTTCTGCTCTTCGTTGAACACCTGAGTGATGTTGGCGATGGAAGCGACCTCGTTGGTCTGGTCGATGTCCTTGGGGTGAACCAGAGTAGACCACTTGCGCTGATTGCTCAGGGTCTTGGGTTCCCATGCGTTGTCGTAGTTGCGGGTGGCGGTGGCGATGGTGTCGCGGTCAGCGGCAACACGGCCAGTGGTGGACAGATTGGGGATGTAGATGGTCTTGCCATCCTCGCCCATACGGTAGCGACCGTTGTTGGGTGTAGCGTACAGCGCGCCGAAGTTCAGGGCGTAGGGGTAAGCCTGTGCCAGTTCCTTGGCATACTGAGCTGCATAGTTAATAGCTGCCATGTGAATTTCTCCTTTTCAGATTTCAAAGATTGCCCGAAAATTATTCGTCGGAGGGCTTCGGACGTACCCCGTGGAAGTGGAAGCCGAACACAGCCTTATCGCCGGTGGGCTTCGGTGCGTTGGGAAGTACGAGCTGCGGCTTGGGGTTGTTGGGGGGATCGGCGGGAGCCTGGTCCACCAAAGCACCGGGGTTCTCAGCCTTGTACTTCGTCAGGAAATCGACATAGCCGAGAAGGGTATCACCTTCGAGCTGGAAGTCCTTGCTCTGCGCCTGACTGATAAAGTCGCGCTTAGCGGCTGCGGAAGTGAAGTTCAGGCCGTTAGCCTGCTCCCGCACAAGAAATTCCTTGCGCTGCTTGGTGACGTTTGCGGCCCATGTCTGCTGATCCTGCTGATACTTGGTCTGCAGGTTGCCGAGCTGGGTCTGCACCTCGGTCAGCTTGCTTGCATCGCCCTGTGCGGCGGTGAGCTTGCCCTGCAGGTCGGTGATGTCGGCATCACGCTGGGCGATCTGACCGGTGAGGTCGTTCACCTGCTGAGTAAGGCCGTTGACCTGATCGTTGTGACGACCGACGGACACATAGCCGCCCTCAGACAAATCCGCAAAGCGGACGTGCTTCGTCTTGTCGGCCTGTCCGGCGTTCACTTCGTCGATCCTGGCCTGTACCTGCTGATACAGCTCCGGGGACAACAGTTCATTGAGTTTCATACTTCCTCCATTTCCCGGCGTAACTGAGTGCTGCGCCGTCGGCAGTTTATATCCCTTACCGTGGGGATTAGTTATATATCAAGGCTGAGTGCCTTAATAACGGGATGAAAAAAGCGCCCTACGGCGGATTGCCGTAGAACGCGGTAGGATGGCCCCAAACGGGCCGTATTTCGGGACGGGTCTTTTGTCGCCCCTTGTGTAAAAATCGGAATATGGATTTACATTTTTGTGTGGGCTTACTTCTCGTAGGTGCCCAACACGCCGCGCGTCATACGATCCTCAACGCGCTTGTTCATCCACAGCAGAGCTTCCTCAATGTGGGTCAGCGCGCAGGCGTTTTCGCGGCAGGCAAAAGGCCCGGACTGGAAAGCAGCCAGCCGGTCACGAACGATCTCCAGCAGATCGGTGTCCAGAACGCCGTGGGTGGCGTTGGGGTCTTTGCGAGGCCCTTCCTGCATCTGCACGGTCAGCAACATATTTTCGGGCCGGGTACGGAAAGTGTTATCTTCCTCGCAAATCCTGCCGGTGTTGTGTTTGACCACTTCGTACAGGTGGTGCGCACCGCCGGGGCCGGGTTCGTCGAGGGCGAAAACATCATTGAGGTTTTCAAACTTCTGGATGCGGTTCAACTGTTTCATAATTTTGCCTCCTATACTTTGACCATCTTAAAACCCTCCACGGAGAGCCTATCGCCGCGCGCCCGCAGCCCTGCGGCTTGAGCGACGGCATAATACTTCTTCGTGAGGGCATTGATGTTCTTTTGATGGGATCTGCGGGCCTCCATGTCGTTGCCATTGACACGGGCGGCGTTCGCAGCATCTTTTTCCTGCCGCACTTTCGTTTCAAGCTGCCGCATAAGCTGTCGAGCCTGATAGATTGTGTGGTGCTTGCCGTTGATGTCACAGCCAGCGGCGTTTTCCGCCTCCCATTGCTTGAGCTGTTCGTCGGTGTACCGACGTTTGGAGTGCTTCGTAGAAAACGCCAAAGCGATGTGCATACAGTTCCATTCTCCGATAGGCCGCCGGAAACCTTCATAGAAATTCCCGTCCACATCGTAGAAATCAAATCCGGCCTGCATTTTTTCATATTCAGCCCGGAGAAACACGCGGCCTTGTACCGGCTCATGGTCAGGGGCGCTATGGGCGTGGGCGGAAATCTCCACCGCATCGAAACCCAGAGCGTCGCCCATTGCAAGGGACGCATTTTGATTGATTTGGTTTACACCGTCGATGATATTTTGCCGGATCGCGGTATCCAGACGGCGGTGGTAGCCGCTTTCATAGTAAACCTGCAAACCGTTATAACCCACATCCCGGATGATTTCACGGGCTGCCTGCTTATAACTGGTTAAGCCTGCCGACGTGGCGATGATCGCGCGGTCAATGGCATCTTTATACGCAGGCATGATCGAGGTAGTATTGGACAGGTTCACCATTGTTTTTGCAGTCTGTGTTGCCACATTCTGCGCGAACATGGTTAAACGGGCATTTTGCTCCGGGGATAGGGGCCGTGCCTGCAGCGCTTCCTGGAATCGCGGATCTGTGTAGCTGTCCGACAGCGCCGCCTGATAAATCATGTAGATGTCGCGGATGTTCATGGCGGTGGCCTGCGACAGCTCACGGGTGATTTCCCGGATGTCTTTCCCCATGTCCGTCATAACGATTATGCGATTGATACTGGAGGCGTTCAGCTCACCGATTTTCAAGAGCTGAGCCGCAATTTTCTTGATAAACAAGCGGTTCACTTCGTCTATGCGACCCGTGATCTGCTTGATAGCAGCCTCAAGCTCCTTTTCGGTAAGCATTTCAACCCTCTTTTCTGATCTTGGCGATGGAATCCTTGTACTTGCACCCGGTGCCGCCGTACCAGCTCCGGCACCCGATGCGGTGTTTGCAGTTCAAGCAGCTTTTAGGGGTGTTTTTCATAGGGATTATTCCTCTTTTCCGGGGGTTTTGCTCCCCTTGGGGTCGTCCTTAGGCTTATTACTGCCGGAGGCAACAGGGTTCCCCGGATTGGTAGGATCGCCGGGGCCTCCGGGCATCTTAGGCAGCAGCTTTTCCATGCCGACCATCTGTTCATCAGCCTTTTCCTCTGCGATGGCCTTAACTGCTGCCGTTGCCTGCTCCTTAGTTTCGCCGAAATACCACATACGGAACTCGACTTTACTCATTAGGCCGGTGTCCAGCAGCATCATTCGTTCGTTGAGCTGCTGTTCGGTGTCGGTGATAATGCTGTCGTCCCATTCAAAGGACACGTCATACTCACCCTCCGGGGCCAGCTCATATAGGTCAGCGTAAACGTTCATCGCCCGGATAACTTCTTTCAGGCAATGCTCAAGAGCCTTTTGGTTATCGGCGATGGTCGCATAAGACCGCTGCTTGATGATCCGCAGCTCCGTTGCGGTACGGGCTTCGGTGTTCGCATCGGAGATCGTACCACGGGCAAGGCCGCACTGATCTTCGATACGCATAAAGAGCTGATTCAGACCGTTCACAAGGTTCGCGTCGCGGATCTGCGGGGAGAATACTTCGTACAGGTCGCGGTCACCCTTGTCCGCGTCAACGGCACGGAAAAGCCGCTGATTCAGTTTGGGCATTTCCAGACCGCCGTTTTCCGTTTTCTTAGGCCGCAGAACGGTAGGGTCAACGTCAATGGCAAGTTCGCTGCCCTCATACTCCCACAACAGGCGGGAATACTGCATATCGGCCTCTTTAATGGTGTCACGGGCCTTGCAGAAACAGGACGCGCCCATGGGGCTGTCAACGTCAATGCTGTTAGCTGCAGCAACCTTGAACCACCCGAACATCTGGCCGCCGGAATCTTTGACCATTGCCTCAGGCTCAAGCTGCTCCCATTGGGAAACCTCGCTCAGTTCGATTTCTGTACCGATAGCATCCCGCATATTGGACTTGAAAGACCGCTGAGTGATATTGACGTTTTGACCGTCAACGGTGTGCCGTTCCAAACGGGTGTAAACGGTTTTTCCCTCGGAGAAAGTATCGCGGAAAATAACGTCGGCAAGATTACCGTCGTCGTCAAAAGCGATGGGATAGAGGCTCCAATCCATCGTATAGTCAAAGTAGATGTGGCCGTCCTTAGGATAGGGCTTGATAACCATACCACCGGCGGCGCAGCCCTGTTCCAGCTTCTGCCGCAGGATGGTGATACATTTCTCAAACTCAGCCTTGAGGTATTCGGCGCGGGGGTTCATAATGTCGTTGCCGTCCTCGGTCTGCGTTTCGCCGTCCTTACCTTTTCCGGTAATGCTCCACTTCATCTCAAGCACGATCTGCCGTGCAATTTCGGACGAAATAAAAGCGGGCAGGTTCAGCGACTTCACAGTGTCAGGCTTTAACCAGTCCGCTTTGTTGAGGTACATATTGTACCATTCGTCGAGCGCGTCCGCCATTTCATTGGAAAGCGGCGTTTCAACGTGTTCAACGGTTTCTATGTCTTTGTATCGAATCATGCGACGAATCACCTGCCGAACGAAATTTAATAGTCTTGTAAACATGGGAAGTTGTTTCACCGCCCTCATTTTTGCAGAATAAAAAGAGGACTACCGAAAATCGATAGTCCTCTTGCGGGTGTTTACTTGGTGTAGCGAATCTGCCAAACGATTTTGGCTGCGCTTATTGCATTTCCAGCAGTTTCTCCCTGTCCCACAAACGGACACGGAGGTGTTCTGCCTCCTCGGTTGCCTGTCGGCTGAAATGGCTGTTGGTCATAACCACCGCCACATCCGCACCGTACAAACTCTTTCCAGAATAAGCCTGTTGAACAGCGGAATTTCCAACCGTTGAACTGTAGCACTTGCACTGAACCGCATAGGCGATCCCGTCTTTCTTTGCAAGAAGGTCTATGCCGTGATCGCCGCTGTGCTCAGTAAATGCGATGTCCGAAAAGCCATTATTGGAAAGAATATCGGCACAAAAAGCCTCAAATTCTTCACCGGACATAGCATCCATGCTGACGGTATTTTCGACCGCCATTGGCTCCAGTCCCTGCAAGGCGCGGAGGCCCCGACTGTGGATGTCATAAAACTGCTCAAATTCGTTTGCTGTCAATCTGGCTGTATATGAGCTGCCGTTCTTTGCAGGTACAAGGAATTTCAGCTCGACCAGCTTAGGAATCAGCTCAAGGGCTTTCGGATAGCCGATCTTGCACGTCCGCTGTATTGCCGATATGGCGTCCAGCTTATCGTTGAACACGCAGCGTCGATCCCTTTTGGTTTGTGAATCGCTGACCGGATTTCTCAGCTCGTCAATTGCGTGGTATTCTGAAACAGCCCTCGCTGCCCACATAATCAAATTGATTTCTAACAAGGCGGTGTTCTTATCTTCCTCGGAGCTGTTTTCAATGATTGGTTTCGCTAAATCAGTAAGCAATGGGTCAATAGGCCGGATCTGCTCAAATTCCGCAATAGCTTGATTGCGTCTATCCTCTTGGGCTTGCCTTTCCTTTTTCCGTTTCCGCGCAACCAGTGCAAGCGCGACGACGACAAGGATCAACCACCAATATTCTGTTATAGCGCCATACAGCAGACCGCCCAGCAGCAGATACCACAGGATTTTGCCCATGTGCCATACCTCCCGGATGAAGATACGACAATTATAGCAAACAGGGGCGCAAAGTCAAATAGTTTTGATTTACTGGCCCTTACGCCGCCACACACGTTCCATCGCATAGCGGACACTATCAATGCTGTGGTTATTCTCGTCGGGATAGCCGCTGATAATGTCGCCGTCGTCGGTTCGCTCATATTCGTAGTTCTGGAACTCTTTCGCCGTTTCCGGGCAGCGAACCGGGTCAATGACAATGCTTTTCAGCGATTGCAGCCACTTAATACCGTAGCGCACACTGTCCGGGCCTTTGATGGCAGGCCGACACAATGCGCCATAGTCGCGGTAGTCGCCCACACTCTTAGGCTCCGCGCTATCCGCCGTAATCAGATCCGTGCCGGTAACGCCTTTGAGCATAACAAGGTTGTTCCACGTTTCCGCGTTGCCTTGCTTGTTTGCCCGGTACTCGTCGTAGATATACAGGGTTTTCCGGGTGCTGTCGTAGTGCATCTTCGACCAATGGAAGGGATCGGGATACCAGCCCCAGTCAATGCCCATGTGGATATTGTCAAAGTGGGATTTTTCTTCGTCGGAGATCTGCCGGATGTCCAGATTGTCAAAGACTTCGCCGCCGGTGCCGACGGGGATACCTAGATATTCGTGCATATACGCCCGCAGGTTGGTTTCCTTTAGGGCCTCTGCATCATCAAAGAACTGTTCGCCCAGCCATGCCGGGGGAACTTCGAGATAACAGCTCCGGTGCCGCAGGGCTTTCCGGCGCGGGGTCAAAACGTACTGATTGGCCCAGTTTTGGCGGCTGATTGGCGGGTTGAAGGATTTGAAAACCACGAACTGCGTACCGCCACGCATGACGGACTGCTGGACGCTTCGGATTTCTTCCTCACCGGCGAACTCGTCAAGTTCCTCAAACCATAGGTACTTGAAGTAACCACGGGAAACCTTGACGGATTTCAGCTTTTTGGCCTTGTCCAGACCACGAAACAAAATGACCTGCCCGGTGGGCTTGTAGGTCAACTTGTAGGGGCTTGTGGTAGCTTTCCAAAGATCGCTCACGCCCAACGCCTCAATACCCCATAACACCTGTTCAAAGACGGAGGTGCCGATGGTGGAGGCCACCTTGCGGAACACAATGCCGTTAGCCTGCGGGTCTTGCATGATACCCAGCGGGAGCATTGTGCCGATAAAGGACGACTTTGTGGAGCCACGCCCGCCGTACAGATCGTAGTAGGTGTGGCCGCCGTTCTGAATGTCCCAATAGACCGGGTAAAACTGAGGGGCGATAATGTCCGACAGCTTAGTGGATTCGTCAGCCATCCGAACCGCCGTCCTTGCTTTCCAGCCCCTTGAGAAGGTCGTTCACAGACTGAGGATCGATGTCAAT